GGAATTAACCAACTCTAGGTTCGCTAATTTCGATGCCTTGAGCCACTTACTAAACCTTTTTTTTGGTCTAATAATATTTAGTAAAAAAGAGAACTGTGCATGTTTGGAAAGAAAATGCAACCTATTCATTTCATTAGCATACATAACTGTATCAGAAAAATATGAAAAACCTCTATTAATAATATACGGTGGATATTTCTTTTCCCAATCTGGATCATCCGTATCCATCAATTTTTTCTTTGACCAGTTGATTGCTGTAAGATAATCTGTTAAACTATAATTCACAAGTATCCTCATCATATAATGTATTAATGTTTTCATCATCTGGATCATATCCAATATCTCTCTCGTTTTTTCTAACAAGTTTAATAAGAGTCCAAGCTTTTTGGCTTACAAAAAGTTTTTTTTTCTTATGTTGTCTTACCATTTTCTTACCTTCCCACCACCATTGTGAATAATAAGACCTTGGCTTTTCAGTTACACCAGCAGGTGTCGTAATCATAGCTATCTCACCAGCAAAAATATCACATTTAACTCTAGCATCTCTTACATCCATTAGACCGTATAAAGTGTTTGTAGTATAATCAATAACATTTGATTTTCTTTTAAAATTAAAAATCATTTTTGTTTCTTCTATTAAAAACTTTTCAACAAGTCCTAAATCATTTATATCTTCTGATATTTCAAATTGTTCAACACTATTTCCCCAAGTTTTATATTTTTTTGATAAACTTTTTTTTAATTTCTCCTCAGCTTTTACTAAATTCTTCTTATCAACTGGTGACCAAAAATCAAAGTCTAACATTGCATTGGTTGTCCTATATGACTTTAATCTTTCTTTTTTATTTTTAGTGCAGCCTATCGTTAAAAAATAACGGTCATAATTCATATCATACTGAAAAATTGCATATACGCCTGATTCACTCATTTGAATTTACACTCACCCATAATTTCTGTAAGGCAAGCGACCATATTCAATTCTGGATCTGCTACAAAAGCATTCTTATATTGATATTCTGCTAATAGTATAACCATCGCTGGTATAGTTTCAGGTTTTAAGACCTTATAAAAATTCTCATAAAGGTCCTTAAATAATCCTGATGAATCTTTATCTATATTATCTACAACCCATTTTCGCATATCAGAAAAGTTTTTTTTCTTCAAGGCTTTATTCAAACCTTGTATATTCATTTCAGAAATAGTTACAAGAATACCTGTATCAATCTTACCACTCACACTATAACGCTGTAATTCATTGATAGTCCTTCTAAAGTCAGGATAATATTTCATTATAAGTTCCGCCAATACTTTTGGATTAAACTCAATATTCTCCTGTTCTAGGATAACTGATAGTCTTTTATGAAATTGTAATGCTAGTTTTTCTTTATCTTTTTTCTGAATAGAAAAATTGATAACTGTACATCTGGAATGTATAGCAGGTATGATTTTGTTTTTATAATTGCAAGTGAATATAAATCTGCAATTATTACTAAATGTTTCTATAAAATTTCTTAAAGCAGGTTGAACACTCTCAGCATTCATATAATCTGCTTCATCAACAATAACAACTTTTGGTTTGTTTTCTGTTGATAGTGATATCGTAGAAGCAAAACTTTTAATTTGTGTTCTTACAGTATCAATGGAACGACCTTCGTCTGAACCATTAATCATCATTACATCTACACCCAATTCATTGCATAATGCTTTGGCAACAGTTGTTTTACCTGTACCAGGACCGCCACTTAAAAGTAAGTTAGGTGTTTCGTCTTTAATTAATAGTTGTTTAAATGTTGTCTTTATCTCACTTGGTAAGATACATTCATCAATAGTGGACGGTCGATATTGTTCGACCCATAAAAAATTTTCCATAATAAAACTCTCATTTCAATTAACTGTTATATTTACTTGTACTCTCTAAAGCAGCCCAATATTGAATTGGTTTTGTTTTATGTTTAAAATAACTGATTAATTTAGATGAGATTGCCACATCATAATTACCTGGTAACATTTTCAAATGTTCTGCTTTAAAATGGAATACAAATGATTCATTTGTTTCTCCTATTTTTACAGAATAATTATTAGCAGTATCATTTTTCTTATCAATTGCTGATAAAATAATATCACCTTTATTGGATGTTATAGAAACATCAGGCGATTGCAACATAGAAGCCGCTTTCTTAACATTTGTTAAATCAGTTTCCGTTAATGTAAAATTAACTTCTGCTTCTGGCATTTTAACATCTTTTTGTGGTATTGTAAGAATAGAAGGATCAGCAAAATAAAATTTTGATTTTGTTGATGTACCTTCATCTTTAATGTTTATACTCTTATCATCAAATGATAATGTGGGTTTATTGAATAAAGATATCACACCTAAAAATTCTGATAAATCACCTATAGCGACATCTTGTGTAAATTCTTCTTCTACTTTTGCAGTAGCAAAAATAGTTTTCATTGTTGAAATAGTTTTTAATTCTTTTCCTGCCTTAATTAATAAATTAGGATTAATGTCAGAAAAGTTTTTAAATATTTCTAAAGTTGATTCACTTAATTTCATTATATTTTCTCCTTGTTGTATTTTTCACTCACTAAACTACCAAGTGGTCGTTCACTATAATGGTCTTGCGACAATTGTATGATAGCATAATGAATAACTTTCATTAAGTCATTTTTATTATGCCCATCTTTTTTACCATATCTTTGGGCATACTTTAAGATATTTCCCATACAAAAACCAGTACCGTGTCCTTGGTCGATAATAATTTCTGTTGTTTGTTTTTTAGTTTGGGAATAATGTGATGAATAAGTTTCATCAATATATTTTTTAACATCATCTAAAATGATATTTTCCTTAAATTTATAATTCATAATGTATTATATCACAATCCTTTAAAATAGTCAAGCTTCTTGAAAAGGGCGCCGAAGCGCCCTTTGTTTTAACATTAAATATTATTTAATATCAATAAATTTTGGTTTCTTTTCATCTGGAATTATTCGTTCCAATTGAACAGAAAGTAAACCATCTTTTAGGTCTGCACCTTTCACCACAACATCATCTGCTATGGTAAAGCTTCTACAAAAAGACCTTTTAGAAATGCCTCGGTGTAGGACACTTTCGTCCTTATCCAAAACATCTTGCTCGTCTTTTGCTGAAGAAATAGTTAAAGTATTCTCTTGCGATTTTACTTTAATATCTTTTTTACCAAAACCTGCAACTGCCAGTTCGATTACATAATCGCTGTCATTTACTTTGCGGATGTTGTAAGGTGGATAATGACTTAAGCTAGATGTGTTAAAATGTAACATTCTATCAAAGTCATCAAAAAGATTATCAAACCCAACTGAAAACGGTTTAAAAGGTTCCCAATTTGTTAATTGATTTCTAGTCATTTTGCCTCCTTAAATTAAGCAAGGTTAATATAATGATACCTCCTTATGAGCATATCAGTATTATTTATATAAGTATTATTTCTCATATTTCAAGTGGAGGGTTTTGTGTATTTTTTAAACCCTCCTAAATTTATTTCCGGGATTCTAGTAAACTAGAACCATAATCGCTTACACGGTGTGTCTTGTTTACGCTATTTCTACTTCGCTGGGACAAGACACAAACCCAAATGTGTTACTCTTTACGAGAGGCAACACTTACACAGGACTAACGAATTGCCTGCATAACTATTTATAATCTAGGCATACGCCTGACCATCTAAAGTCAATAAGCCTGCGGCTACAATCGCTTTGGATGGAGTACCAATTCTATAACTAGTACCTTTTTTAGATTTGTTGATATAGACACAATGTCCATCTTCTCGCAGTTTATCAACAACTGCTCTTGGTCGTGCAAGGTTAAATACCTTTTGTGCATCCACCCAAGTCACACTCTTACCTCTTAATAATGCATTAAGAAATTTGGTGCTGTTAGCTAATTTAGCTCTACCCATAATAAAACTCCTTTGTTATATAATGGTTTAATTCAATAAGAAAATCTTATTGAAATTCTTAAAAATCTTCTTTTTTTCTTTTCTTTTTCCTATATAATAATCTGTTTTTATTGCTTTATTAATTTTATTAAATTCTTCTTTTATACGATTTACAGCCTTTCGACCAATACCATCAATTTTGAGTAAATCTGATTCTGATTTAGACATTAAATCTTTAATTGTGTACACATCATTACCTCTTAATAAATTAAACACTCTTATAGGAAAATATA